CCCAATGTCGCTAGGTACTCTCTGGTAAGAATGTCTGACTGTCTTACCGCTGCACCTTTTTCGTAATGATAAAACACTCCCTGTACATTTATCGCAATGTTAGGGGGATTGTATATTTCAAAGTCAATGACTCTTCCCCCTTTTGATTGCCTGCCACCAGCTAGTTGAGACTGATACGAAAAATCTATATTTGGCTTGAGTCCTAATTTTAGTAATGCTTGCCAGCATAAATACTCAGGACCACTGCCTACCCACCATTCTGGTGTGACAATCGTGTCAATGCTTTCAGCCATTACGTTTCAACCAACTGGATTTGTATCTGACCTCTTTCATCTAAACCAGTAAATTCAAAACCGGAAGCACTTATCAAATCAACGTAATAAGTCCTGTCGGAATCATTGTCCTTGTAAGTAAATGCAACAAGTGTGTTGGTGTTAATAACAGTTGTTATGTTGTCTAATAATTCTTTAGGAGTTTTGCCCCTAAAGGTTTTATTAGCATCTATGGTCACGCTAAATCCATACTTCGGTGGAATCTTTTCTCTCCACCTAAGCTCTATTAGGTTTAGATCAGGACTAGATAAAACTGAATTACTCGTCAGAGTTACCTTGAACTTGATAGATGCAAACTCAACACCTACACCAGAAGCAAAATCATAGGTGGTTGTACCGTTAGTAGTAATTGTCCCAAGCGATGTGTATGACTCGTTAAAATTAGTCGCATAAGAAATAGCTATGTTTACATCAGTAGAACAACTTGATGTAACGGCTCTTAAAGAAATGGCTGTCTTGTTACCAGCAGCATCTCCTCCGTCAAACCAAGGTGTTTCCATTGTTCCGCTACTTGCGTACTGGAATGTTGAAATTTCGTCAGGGTTTATTACATCAGGCGATATGGCTGTCCAGTAAAGAGCATTACCAACACCAAACCACATTCGGTATTCGTTATAGGCAAACCCTACATGAGCGTTCTCAAGCCCTGTGTTATCGTCGCCTGTCCACTTTACTTCCCAAGCTGTTTCGTTGTAGCCCAAAATAGCAGATGTTCCTGTGCCAGAAACAACAGCGGAGGCTCCACCCATACCTGAAGACTGTCTACCAGTGGCGAAAACGGTATAACTTGTATCTATATCTGCATTTACAAACGCAAGTAAATCATTGTGGGTTCCGATTAGTTTTATAACCTGACCTGCGTAAGCTTCAGGGATACCGTGGTCACGGTCAAAACCAACAAGGCTTACTACTGCTGTGTTAGCACCTGTTTGATATTTATAGATAGCGTTGCCAGCAGGGTAGTAGACAGCATCCCGCCAAACAACTGTCCCCTTACCAGAGTTGGAGTGGAACGGAAGCCTTAGTTCTGTTTCTTCCCAGCGGTTGTTAGTCTCATCGTAAGCCCAAAGCCCAATCTTTGTACCTGCATAAATAATTGGAGTACCCGCAGCGTCCCGGTAAACGAATAGGGATGTGACGTAATCGTCTGGAAGCGGTAGCGCAGCCTTCTCTGTAGGGTTAGCAGTTGGTCCAGAAGCCCACTGTTTTAGAACGCCTTCGCTGTCTATGCCCCATAGCTGCCCATGCCAGATAGCAAAGTATTCGACATTCCTTGCAGCACCAGCACCAACGTCCATGTCTGTAAACGTAGAGGCATCAGTCGTGTATGAGTACCCAGACTCCCCTCTGGCAAATATCAAATAGTTAGCCGTAGTGTCCCTAAAAACAATAGTTTCTTTTGTCGGACCACTCAAAGTTTTAAGACTAGAAGACCACGCATCACTAGCGTTTAGGTACTTGTAAACCTTGTTGTCAGAATGAACAACATAAAGGTCTGTACTAGCACCAACAGTAAATTCTGTAATTGACTTTATGGTTCCAGCAGATTGTGTCGTAGCAGCGTTAGATTTTCTGGGCAAAAGAAGATGCCCCTTGAACCTAGTCTGACAATCAGTCCACCACACCCTGTCTACTGTTGAAGGGTCAAGACCACGCTCCCAGCCAATACCGCCACGGAAGTCGTTCTGTGTAAGGATAGAAGCCCTTGGGTCAGCACCACGCTGGGTGTCACCGATGGTAAATCTTGGAGCAGCAATACTTACAAGAGTCTTGCGGACTGGTCCTGAGATTCGATACCGCTCACTGTTAAGAAGTATTTCGTTCTTGCCAACAACAGATGCCATTAGTCCACCAACTTTGTGCCGGGTCTAATTGCAGGAAGTGACCTCTCTGCTTGAGCAGCTACACCTTCAAAGAAAGCAGCCCTTCTGTCGTTGTCATCGGGGTCGGTGGCTCTTCCTCTAGCCAAGCTAAACATAGCCCTGCTTGTAGCTCTAGCAGCTACCAAGTCCGGGTCTAGTTCACAGGTAGATGAGTCAGCTGAAAGAACAGAGGGAAGCTTGTAACCGACAAGTCGGATTAGCTTGTAGCCAATCTCCCGCCTTGCAGGTTCGGTAAGAAATACCTTGCGTGACTCCCTGTCTATTCTGTAGTTGCCACCCCACATTCGGGCATAAGTAGCAGATTGAGAATCAACGGCTTTTATGTCGTTAAGCCACACATACCTAGTAGATGAGCCAGTTACATACTTAATACCTACAGAAGTTATTGCTGAGTCTAACTCTGGATTAGCTAGGCTGACTCGCATGTACGTCCAAGTACGTGCGCTAGCAGCTGGAATGTTAATAGTTTCCTTAGCTGAGCCTAGTGCGGACGCACTACTCAAAACAATAGTTAGGTCTCCAGCAGTATGGGCTACAGAAGATTTAAACCAAAACTCAAGGGTGTCATACTTCGACAGGTTTAAAGACGTAATATCTTTGTACCCAACCGTACCTGCTGAAACACTGCTTAAGTAAAAACGGCTAGAAGAATTGTGAGCCTTCCAGTCTTCGGAATCTGTGGCTGCGGTTACGCTTGTGCCTTGAGTCCAAGCTGCATTAGCTTCTTCAACTTTCTTTCCTGAGTAATTGCTTCGGTAATCAACAGCGGATACGGCAACCATTCCTGATGGAATGTCATACCTAGAATCTAAAACATGCCCATGATTCGACTCGTCTTCGTCTATGACTAAGCCTCTTGGGGTTCGCTGGATAATAGCCTGATTAATAAATTCATGAATACGGGCTGGTGGATACTCAGACCTCCAGTATTCATAGGTGTCATTAGTGGCTGTGGAAGCCGTAGCAGCGGGCTTGAAAGTAAATGTGCCTGTACTGCTAGCGTAGTCGGTTACTCGACGGATAAGACCGTCGTTAGTGCCAGATGTAAAGATAAGCCAACCGCCATTGAACTCATCATCTCCACCTATGTAGTTAGCATCAACAAGAGTTGTGGTGCTGCCATTACCTGACGCAGAACTTGCTGGAGCCTGATCTAAGTTTGCAGCAATAGAGCGTCTAATCTGTTCTCTAGTTCTGCTTTGAAATGCAGCCACAATGTACCTACTTGCTTAATCTACGCTTTCTTCTCCAGTCAGCTATGGACTTTAGACCACCCTTTAAGTCGTCTAGTTTTTCCTTGCTAACCGGATGGGTTGGTTTCTGCTTTGCAAATTCTTTTACTTCTTGCTCAGCAGATTCTCGCTCTTTATGAAGTAACTCTTCTAACTGATGTCCTTCAAGTCTTGATGCTCCCGGAATGTATACGTTTCTTCCGTGACCTACATCAAAGGTCTCTTCAGACGGTTGACCGATTATTCGTTCAACATCTTTAGAGAGGCTAACCTGACGATGCCCTGCTTTTCTACCTGCGGATACAGGCAACCAAAGTTTTTGTTTCGCCAAGCTAGCCTCCCTAAATAATTAGTCCAAGTTGTAAAGCATTACAGGTGCGTACTCGTTATCAACACCTGCCAAGCTAACAATCCTAGCAACACCACCAGTGGTGTCTGCGCCAACAGCCAAAAGCTGTCCGGCGTGGTTTGAACTAGGACCAAGCGGTGTGTTCAAAGCAGGAGTTCCATCTATCTTTGCGACAGACAAGCCTCTGGTCTGAATCCAACCGTAATAGTTAGCACTAAAGTTGTTTACCGTGACTCCAACTGGTCGCTCTGCAAGAGCAGCCGTGGCTACGATTACATCCTTGTATGGACTCTTCATTAGTCCAACAGTGTCTGTTCCGTTAGTAACAGCTTGGTGAAGTCCGTTTTGGTCTTCAAGGGTAACTGTTGCTGCTCCACCTGAATCAAAAGCGTCATGCTCTTTAATCTTGTAGAACTCATGCACCGAAGTACCTGCTGCGTTAAACCAAAGATAGCCTTCTTTATAAAGGTCCTTAGCTGCTGCTGTACCTTCAACAGTTACAGATATTGTTTGTGAGCCAGCAGCGGTTGTTGCTACTGCCAAGTCACCATCAGAACCGTGGTGTGCTACCAAAGCTTCTGATGCAACAAGCAAGCCTTCTCCGATAGCCGTACCGCCGTTATGTGCATAGCGGAACTCACGACCGTCTGGAAACTGCATACGGGTGCCAAGCTTGTGCTTCTGGTCAGAAGTCTCTACTTTTTCCCACCCATAGCTTCCTGCAATTGATACTGGAAATGCCATTTTAATATCCCTCCTTGGGATAAGTTTTAACAGGCTCTACGTCCTGCGATAGTCCGATGTTAAAGGCTCGGTCTATCGTTACACCTTTGTTCGCCGTCGCCTTCTCTTGCGTGGGGCAGGAGTTGGCTCAGGCTCATCTAGCCTACCTGATTCCAAAGCTTCCGAAAAGGTCTGAACCTTTTCTTCTGGCTCTGGCTCAGGTTCAGGGGGGCTTATAACAAAGCCTCTATCTAAGTATTTTTGTAGAAACGACTTGGGTAAGTTAGGACATTCAACCCAAGTATCCATACTTGGTTCAAACTTCCACAAAGAGATTTTTTCAGCTCCACCTACAGACATTTCAATCCTACTTTTAGAAACCATTGTTTAAAGCCCCCCCTTGAATTACTAACTAGTTGCCGGATTAGGCATGTCGTAGAGCAAAGCAGCACCACGGGTGTCGTCAACTTCAAAGACTGCATAGTCTTCAGTAACAACAACCTCGAAGGCACGAAGCGAAGCGTCTCGCTCACGCTCTTCTGAACGACCACTTGCGGACAAGTGACCCATTGCGGTTTTATCTGCAACTACACCGTAGCCAGAAACATGTCCACTAGTACCAGTGTACTCAATGTTTCCATCCTCAAAGAACGGAACACCAGAAAGCTTAACACCAGTGTAGTAGTCCTTAACAGCTGGCTTGTTGAAAGCATCAGGCAACGGGTAAGTTGCTAGTGTGTTTCCAATGTCAGTTGCTAGTTTCCAAATAGCATTGGGGTGATGCACGATAAACAGATCAGTACCAAACTTGTCTGCTTTAGCGTTGGCAATAATAGCCGATGCGTTAGCCAAAGTAAGGTTGGCATTATCAGCACCAAGAGCAGTACCGCCATTTAGGGAAGGGAACAGAGCAATGATGTCTGTGTCCTTCTTCCGAGCCATAGCGTCACCCATCTGGCGACCAATGATTTTGTAAACGTCTTCGTTGTTCTGACGAAGAAGAGTGTCGGTAACGATTACCTTAAGACCTACTTCAGCAGTTGTGGCTGTGATAGTTGAGACATCAATGTCTTCGCTATCAACCATGTCCTGACCTTCCGTAAGGTCTTCTGCGGTCATCTGACCGACTTTAGGAATCTCCAGCTTGTACTCGCCGCTGCCAAGGTTGAACTTTTCAATGAGTCCAACCATCGGTGCGTTGTGTTCTTCCGTGTATCGTGCCTGTGCCAGCATGATACGCGACATGTTCTGGAGATTACCAGTTGTACTTGTTTGTACGCTAGCCATCTCAATTTACCTCAATTGAATATGGAAAGACCCATCTGCTTAGCAGCTGTTCTTGCCATGTCTTCAGTTATTGCAGAGTCTCCTGCGTTGTAACGGTCTAAAACATTTTCAGCATTTGTTGGAGCTACGTCTGATGCTGGAACACTAGAGCCATACGACTGACCCGGAATTGCTCTTTCAAGCCTTCCGCTTAGGTCATTAATTTTCTTTTCGTATTTAGCCCTAATTTCCATTTCTTCAGGTGAAGAGGAGCCATTCAAGCTATCGAAAGGAATCCCATACTGAGAAGCCAATTCGTATTGACGGGTAAGCAAAATGCGATTTTGATATTCGCTATTCGTTTCGCTTAGCTGTCTTTCAAGCTTGTTTGCTTTAATAGTTGCAAGATATTCCCGCTTGGCACTTGCAGTTTGCATATCTGCATACTGCCTTGCAGTTACATCATCGAAACCTTGATTTACAAACTCAGAATAAAGTTGGTCAGCGTACTGACGAACTTCAGTATCTAGGTTCTTTAAGCTTTCAACCTCTGCACGTTCCGCCTCCGCAGCCTTACTTTCTGCTAGCTGTTTCTCCATTTCCGCAATTCGTTTATCTGTAGCTGACTGAAAGCTTTTAAACTCTTCAGTCTCGTAAACGGAATTCCCTGCCTGAGATTCATTGCTGCCAGAAACATTGTCGATACCAGCACCCCCGACATCAATGCGTGGCTCTTCAGTTGCTGCTTCTTCCACCGCTGGTTCCGGAACATTTGCAACGTCCGGTTCTGGTGGAGCAGTAACATCATCAGCTGGAACACTAATGTCTAACGGAATGTCTTGTACCGTAGATGGACCTGTTAGTTCATTTCTCTCAGTAGTCATTTATTTTCTCCGCTATGCAACACCTGTTAAATGAAACACAACACTTGTTTAGGTAACAAAATAATAATAGCTATTCGACTTGTGCGCCAGCCATCCTAATGTTTTCAATTCTCTCTTCCATAGCAGGAAGCTGCTCAGCCCTGTTCTTTTCCGCAGAGAACATACGTTGAGCTTCTAAGCTTCTTGCGTACTGTGCCGGTACTGAGTAATACTCATTTTCAAGCAAGTCAGGAAGTTTTCCGTCTTTCTTTAGCACCTTCATTAAGGCAGGAGAAATTTTACGTTTTTGTAAGTTGAATACCCCTTCAGGAAGAGGAAGCAGGCTTCTGTTCGCCTCGACAAACGCCCTCTCTCTTCCCGACAAGGAATCCATGTAGTCTTTTATTTCTTCGTCACGGCGTTCGTTTGATTTTGCGGGGTCACCGTAAATATCCGTAACTACTTGGAAGTATTCATCAAGAGTTTCTTCTAGCTGGGTTCGCTCTTGATTAGTACCTTCGTACTCTCCGTAGAAAGACTTGCGCGCTCCTCGTATTTCAGCTTCAGCACGAACCTTTAATTCGTAAATCCTGCCATTCTTTTCACTGTCGTTTTCGTAATCATCACTATCAAGAATTGTTTGAACATCTGAGTACAGCTGGTCAGCTACTTGAGATTTAAATGTTTCAAACTGGTTGCTAGCAAACTCGCTGTTGGCTCTAAAAGTTTCACCTATGTAAGTTTGTTCATACGGGTAAAGTTCTTTATACGGAATCCCGTAAGTTTCCATTGAGTAATCTTCTTTGTCCGGGTAGACACCTATGTTTGTTCCCCCAAACGCAGCAATTCCAACAGCTATTTGAGAAGTTGGTGAAAGATTTTCCCGTGCTGAGTCCATTATTGTTTGAATAAACAAAGGGACGTAATTCCTGTAATCAAGCATTCCCGGCACAAACCTGTAAGTAGAAGCTGGGGCTTCTCCATAAAAGTTTCTATTAGTTACGGTTGTGTAAGCCTGATTAGACATAGGGGAGAATTTACTTCTCAGGAAAGACTCAAACATTTGCCCAGCATTTGTTGAGTAAGTTACGCCCATAGTGCTTACAGCCGTGCCATCAACAAACGCTTTTGTAGTCCTAGCCATAAATCTAAATATAGGACCAAGACCCCCGGTAATATCTATATTTATTTTGCCCTTTTCTAGCTTCCCGTAATCACTTCTTCTCCAGTCAGAGTGCAGCTTGTATCCACCTGCTATAAGTATTCCTGAAATAGTGCTAAAGACAGCAAAAGACCTAATCAGGTCGTTAGCTATTTGCTTGCTTACTTGGAAATCGTAAACCCTCTGCCCTGATGCAGTTTTAATTCCCTTCTTTCCGTAATACTCAGCAACGTCTGTTCCAACGCTACCCATAATTGCAATAGGAGTTTGAACCCGACTTGCTAACCATCTAGGAGCAAGGAGAATATCGTTAAGCTCTGTCTGAAGTTTTTCCAACCCGTAAAGAGTGCCTCTTCCAGTAGCTTTGTTTACAAAGTCTGCATACCTTTTTGTAAATTGATTCCTTACTGAATCAGGCAACCCGCTATCAATTAAACCGCGGTTGAAGTCTTTAACAGCTGAGTACCTAAGTTTGTTTAAGTACAAGGTGTGGAATCTTTGGCTTGCCCTAATTGGGTAGCCAACAACATTTACTACTGGTGCGCCTACTTTTACAAACGGTTTTAGAGCAGGGTATTTTTTAACAATTACGCCAACTTCATTTGAAGAGCCAAAAAGGTTAGCCAAGAACGCTTCTTCTCGTTTAGCTAGCGGTCCATTTATGTCACCAATAAATACACCAGCTTTTTCCATAGCTGCGTAATCTGGGTCGGAATAAATAGCAAGCATCTGCTTGTTGTAGTTACCAGCACTTAGAGTTCCGACTATGGATTCAGCAAGGTTGGTCCAGCCTTTTACTTTACTAAATGACCCAAACCCAAGAACAACGCCTTGGTTCATAATTGGCGACGCATCACCAGTTAGCATTGTTATTCGAGACAAATTAAAAACGTTAGCAAACAATCGCCATAGCGACCGTCGAAGACTCATAACTTCACTTTGACGTTTGACTGTAATCCCTAATGCTTCACCAATAATTACTGTTTCTCTTGGTGTTAATACTTCGGCGTAACTTAGCTTTCTAGTTCCAAACGATTCTGCAATGTCGATGTTTGCTATCTTGGTATCGCCTGAATCCAAAGCATCTTGAATAACCTTGGCATTAGATTCAATGTCAAGCCCAAGGAGCTTCTTAACTGCTGCACGGTAATCTTGCTGAGAAAATCCACCAAGCTCTGCCACACCTGATTCTTTTCCAATCTTTGCACCAAGCTGACGTTTACCCGTAGGAGCCTTGCGTCCAATTTCACCACGCAAAGCTTTTTCAGCTAGAACCTTTTCGCCATGATCTATCAGGGCTTGCACTTCGAGAGGGTGCATATCTATTCTTTGAAATAGATTCCTTGCGTCTTCTTCAGCTTGCTTTACTTGCTCGCTTTTACGCATAGCAGCATCAGAAACTTTTGTTGCTTGAAGGTCGGTGTACCTGCCAGTTTTTCTGTATTCTTCAGCGGTTTTTATAATTACGTTAGCTTGCGCTGCTGCTCTATCAGTAGCGTCTTTTTTTATCTTTAGGGCTTGCTTGTAATCTTCAGAGTCGAACAGCTCTTTAATACGTGGAACTACAGCTTCGTATATTCGCTTTTGACCTTCCTCAGTTATGCCTGTGCTAGTTCTAAGAACCCCATCTGTTGGGGACAAGAGAACTTCACGAAGCACATCACCAGCTAGTGGTGTGTAAGAGCCAAAAGCAAAGCTAGTGTTTGTACCGCCGGGGATTATATTTGCGTTATCCGTTTTACCAGTTGAAGCATTAAGACCTTGGTCTTGCTTAGCCTGAACATTTAGCTTAGTGGCATCTGCTTCTTGTTTGTTTAGCCCGGTAGTATTCTGTTCTGTGGCTGCAAGTTTTTGGTCTCTTACTTTTTTAGAGAATTCAATTCTTGGCTGGTTAAATCTTTCCAGAGCAGAACCTACTTCGTTACCGTAAGAACTTTTCTGAACGTCAACCTTGTCTGCTGGAATAGAGTCGTCGGGGGCTTCGCCCTTTCTAGCAAACACAGTTCCCCGTTGTTGCTCCATGGGCAGGTAGTCGCCAGTCCCAGAAGGAACATCATCTGTCATCTTCACATATGCAATATTTCTGTTAATAGCTGCATTGCTTCCAACGAGAATAGGGACCTTGTGCGGAATGCCTTCAATGTTCATACCGCCAATTGTGTCTAAGACTTCAACTTGAGCTTCATCGTAAATGCCGTTAAACCTGTCAAGAAACCTTTTGTCAACCTTCTCCGGGCGTATTCCGAACGCAAAACCTTGAAGCAGGTCTCCTGTTTTATGACTAAAGGCAAGCTCTGTAAGAACTCTTTGAGTATTGTTTAAGCCTCTAGCTGGGTCTGATAGATAGCTTGAACTTCTTGCTATATCACCATTAAGGTTTATTGCCCTAGTTGCATCCCAAACATAAGGAAGTGTGTAAAAGCCTTCAGGAATAGAAAAATTTAAACTCCCGTCGTATTTACCATCGCTGCCTTCAAACTTAGCGAAGTCTTCGTTAACCTTTTTTATAAATTCTTTTTGAGAAAAAGTAAGCTCGACATTATCCAAGCTCCGACTGTAGGAGTAATAGTCAAGAACGTTTTTGGTTGCTCTTATTGAAGCTAGCTGAAGAGCCTCTGACCAAGAAGAACCAAAGTTCCAACCGTACTCTGCGGTTTGACTTACAGGGAAACTTTCGTAAAAGTCTTCACCAAAAACCTTTATGCCTTGTTTTTCGTTTAGGTAAAGATTAAAAAATTCGTCCGGGTTGTCTGTTAACCGTCTTGCTGCGTCAGGTGCAAAATTTAAAAGTTTAGGGTCAAAGTCCATAATTTCAAACATTGCCCTTGAAAGCTGGACCGGAAGAGCTGACCTTATATCTTTTAAAATATCTCGGCTAAATAAGTCTTCTATGTCCCCAACTCTTACATCATCTGGAACCACATCTGGGAAGGCTCTATGTAATTCACTTAAACCTTTATCCGAAAACAAGGTATTAAAATACCTAGTAGCAACCGCATCTGAATCTCCAACAGCTGCTGCATTAAAAACTTTGCTTTCAGGGACTTTTATTGAAAAAGCTCTGATTCTTCCAAGTGCGGAATACTGTTTATATTCTTCAGTAAGACCAATAGCCCCTGATAACTCGAACTCCTCTATTGCTCGGGCTTGTTTTTCAAGGTAATTGTATAAGTAAGTTGCAGAAGTAGGAGAGTCTGTAGAGTAAAGCCCCGGTCCCCATAGACCTTCAAAAGTATTTGTTTGTTCGTGGTCAAAAACTTTCCATTCTGTCCCGCCGTGAAAGAAAACGGCTGGTCTGCCACGGGAATCCTTGAATGCAGATGCCGCAACATCATTCGCGTCTAGGGAGTTAACAAGAACTAGTTGCTCTTGCATTTGTGGAGAAAGCTCCCACAGGTTGGCAGCCTTGTTTTTAGAATCAAAAAGAACTGTTTCAGTTGCTATTTTTAAATCACGTAGCATCTGCCAATTAGAATCATCTAAGAAGTTTGAAATTAAGTCCCCTCCCTTACCAGTTCTAATTAGTTCTAGGTGCGGAGCGTATACAGGGTCGTCGCCTAGCTTGGCTAAAGCTATATTTCTAAACACATTAGTTACATGAAATTCCCTAAACGGTATTTCAATATCAGTAACTGCTTTGCCATACAAAACAGCATCTTCTACATACTCGTCTACATCAAAGTCCCTGTTTTTTCTCCCAAGAATGTAATCAACCATGTTGTTGACTTCCATAGGAGTTTGGTCTTGGTCAGAGTAAAGGGAGATTTCTCTAAATGTTTTATTTATCGCAGGGTCTGACAGCTTACTTGTATCGCCAGTAAGAACTGCGTCAAGCAACAATCTGAAAGTTGTGAAGTTAGCATACTTCGGTGCATCAAAAGCAGCACCGCTAAGCTGTGCATTTTCTTTAAGCAGGGTTGTTAATGCTTTTTGAGTAAAAGCAGTAGCCTCATCTAAAAAGCCTGATACTTCAAATGAGTAAGCTCTTCTTTGAGTTGAAGCTACATCGTGCATGTATTTAACAAAAAGTTCAGTAAATGCTTCGTTTAGCTGGAGACCAAAGTCTTCCCCGTTTTGCTCAAGCTCACTTAACTTATTAAATGAACTCCTGTTTCTGTACGAGCCATGTACAGCATCAACCAGTTCATCTAAGTCTGTTTGGTAAATTATATTTTTTTGAGCTTCAGTAAAAGTTCCACGGTCAATAATTCTTTCTTGCAGAACTTTTGCAAAACTTTTCTTATTAGCTGGTGTTGTTTCTTTTGCAATTCTGAGAACAGCTGGAAGAATTGCGTGACCTACTTCGTGAAGGACACTGACATAGCCATCAGCTTGCTGCGCTGGAGCCTTGCCGTACTTGACGTATCCAATAACACCGCCAAGGTTTTGTATTAGGTCAATGCCAACATTATTGGAGTCAGCTGCAAACTCAGCTACTTTATTTTTTGTGCCACTAGGAAGTTCATAAACTTCTCTTACTGACATGCGGGCAGCCTCGTCTGCCGTTACTCTCATACTTCGACCTATACCAACAAAAAGATTTCTCAGTATGGGTCTCAGCGTTTCCCGAACTTCATCTTGAAGACCTAGAACATCTGAGGATGCGTCTACAAAACTGTCTACATCTGTAACCTTTATTGATTTATTGCCAGTAGTAAACTCAATACTTCCATCCTCAGCTTCATTGAGGAAGGTTGTTTGGTAGCTTCGCTGGCTAGCGTCTGGGTTAATCTGCGACCTGTTGTAAGCAAGTCTTAGCTCTGGCGTTGTGTAGCCACTCTGTATTAATTCTTCCCTAGTTAGCTGGGTGCTTGGAGGGCTTGCAGCAGCGTCTTGGATTGCATTTTGTAGTTGCTCAGCTGACCTTGATTTTTTACTACCAAAAGTTTTTTGAAGTAGGTTTTTACTTCCTTTAAGGGTTTTCCATCCAAGATTTGCAAGGTCAATAACTTCTTTTTTTGCAAACGCAGTTGATGCTTTACCAGCAAGACCAAAACCTACAAACTGTCCAGCTTGCCCCATTACATTTGCTACACCCTCGTTACCTGTAGTTGTTTTGCCCAATTGGTAAAGAGCGGACGAAGCTATCATGTTTGGCAAGAAAGTTGTAGATGCTGGGTTAGCAAACCCGCCTACGGTTTTAGCAAACCTTCTGCCACCTTTTATTTCTCTACTTGCAGTTACCTGCGCGCCAGTTCTTGTACCTGCCCCCGGAGTAACTGAGGGTCTTAGGCTTTCAAGAATTTTAGTTTTGTAAACATTAATTTGCGCGTTAAAGTCACCAGTAGGCAGGTTTACTGGACGGTCAATAACTGCACCGCCGTACTCTTTTCGCGCACGGAAGTTGTTAGAGTCAACCAGTTGCTGGTAGTAAAGAGCTTCAGCTTCAGCGTTGCTAGAAGTAAAACTTTGTAGGTCGTTCTGAGTTATGTAGTTATTCTTGTCACGCTCAAGAAATGTTTCGGGAGATTCTTTTTGAGGGTCGTATTCTTCACCCTGCAAGTTGTAAATACGAACTGACCTAATGTTCTTGGCTTCAGCTTCTATTTTCTTTCTTTGCTCGAAGTCTTTTCGCGCATTATTAAATGCTTGAATTCTCGCCCTGTTGCCTTGGGCGAGTGCCCCGTAGGAGTAAGAAAACTCTCCTGCATCTACTCTGTTCTGAACAGCCTTATACTCTTCCGAGTTTTGCCATTCCCGGTCTTCAGGGGTAAGAGGATTAACGCGAGCAAAGCTGCGGTTATTAGAACGAACAACAGGGAAGGTTGCGTCCTTTTGCTCCCGGCTATTTAAGAAGTTTTGAAAGGAAGTAACCATTAGTAGTACAAGAATCTAGTTCGTGGAGAAAACCTATTGGACTGATTAAACGATCTGCCTAGTTGGGCAAACCTTTCTGTAAACGGAAACTGTTCAAGGTAATCAGTAAACGTAAGTGTAGGAGCTTCTCCGCCTAACACTTGCGCGCCAAGCTGACCATAGAAACCTTGCATAGCTTGGTTATAAATATCCGAAGCTTGCCTCTGCCTTGTAGGAGTGTCGAGCATCCCCCGCTGTTGCAAGGTTCCAAAAAACGCAGCTTTAGGTTCTTCCTCTAGAAAAGATGAAAATAAAGAATCTATTGCAGCCACTGTAACCTCCTAAATAAGTCCGTAACGACTACCAATAAACTGCAAGAAATTAGGCTGCTCGGCAGTACCCCCACCCGGAGTTGGAGCCAAAGACTCTCTTGCATAATCTGCAAAAGCATTTTGAGGAAGTGCTGCTGCGAGTGCTTGTTGAATTATCGGAGAATACTGACTTGCAAAAGCAGACCTTGCAAAATTTTCAATTTGGGCAGCATTTGCCTGACTAGACGGTCTTGCAAATTCTCTTCCTATGCCAGTTGCAGCTTCATCCAAAGCAGCTGCTTCTCGGAACTGATTAAGCAAATCTGCTCTACTTGCTTCAGGTCCCTGCCCTAAGAACCGCCTAGTAAAAGCTGAAAACGTTTGAGGCTGATTTGAAACAGAGTCATACTCAGCGAGCAGGGCTGCTTCTATATCACTTAAAGTTCCCCCAGATATACGTTTTCTTAGAGCAGCATTTAGAGTCTCGTCATTAGTTGCTAATGCTTCTGCTGCCCCTTGAGTCAAGCCACCTCCGGTTATAAGAGGTAAAATTTGCGATGCTCGGTAAGCAGCTTCTGCTGGAGCAAATTGCTGTTCAGCAAACCTTCGCCCGAAACCACCAGCCTCGCGAAGACCTTCTAGCGGAGTGCCTTTTAATCCTTCAGCAAAGGCTCCAAAGTCAGTTACGCCTTCTAGAAAGCGTTCTCTTTCTCGCTCAGATAATCCGGGAGAAGTACGGTCCATCGTCTGCGATTTAACTATTGCGTCTATTTCTGCTTGGGTAAGTCCACCAGCCCCTGCAACCGTGTCAGTATCGTTATTTTCAAACGTGCCAAGACCTGTTTTGTTTATAAAGTAATTAGGCTGGGTAGTAACAGTACCGTCAGCATTAAACGTTACTTTATTGGGGTCAACGTTTCCTAGTTGTATTTGTTCTTGAATAAATTCTGTAAATGAAGGAACTCCTCCCGGTCCCCCCTGTTCTCCCTGTTCTCCCGTTACCCCCAGTTGACCTTGAGCAAGAATGTAGTCATTTAGCTCTGCAAAGTTTTGTAAATTATTGTCAACAACCATCTGCTTCCTTGCATCAGGCTGGGTTAGGAATTCTGCATATTGTGCAGGGTTTTGAAAAAATGCAGGAAGAACTTTTCCGTTATAGGTTTTTAGTTCTGGTTCTGGTGGGTCACCCTGCCCGTCTTGGTTGGCAGTTTCAACTTGAGGCGTAATAGTTGTTGGCGCGCCTACTACTCGCGCTCCCGGTGGAAGGTCGTTACTTCTTGCTGCTTTTCTTCGCGCATCCGCCAGATCGTCTGCTTCTATTTCAAAGGTTCCTGATATACCGTCTGGCTCTCTGTATGTAATTCTAAAAAGCATGACTATGTTCCGTTAAACGTCCTTGGTCCCGGTCCTCCGGGAGTTCCGGGTGGGGCTTGTGCAGGGTCACCTGCTCTAGAAAAACCCTGCATTTGTGATGAAAGAATATCATTAGATATTCCCGGAGGACCAGCCTGTCCTCCTTCAGGTGCCCCCTGTGGCTGTCCAGCAGCAGCCATTTGAGCAGCCATAAGCAGTTGGTCAAACTGCATATCCTTTGCTTGCTCTTGCTGGTTTTCTTCTTTCATTGTTCTACGCAAAAGGTCAACGTAAATCAGGGCTTTCTCTTGCTCACCTGTTTGCATTAATCCTTCAATCAACGTAATCAACAATGCCTTCGGCTCTGTTGAGTGCGCCTGTTGTGCGCTAATAGCGTTCTTGAACTGGTCAACATCTGTGATCTGCAAGACGTTTTCCCAAATCCACTCGTCCGGTGCAAGAGGTCGCTGACCTTCACGCATCATCTGTGCCATCGTGATTAGCTGAGGCTCGTCCTGTGGCATACGCACACCGAACTTAATTTCAATTGCACCAGCATCTTCAACATCTGCTGGTTTAATTTCTTCGTGGAAGTAACTTGATACATCGTTATGACGACCAGTTACGTCCATAGCCTTGAAGCCACCAAGTTCATACTGCATCGTAATAAGTTCAGTGATCTGCTTATAACAAGCAGTCATTGCTTTTACTCTAGGCTCAATCTGGTGGGCAGAGCCTTCTTGCAATACTTTTGCTGCAAATCCTGAAATAGCAAAGGGCAGTTCACCGTAACTTACGTTTGATAAACCACCCCGCTGCAATTCACCCGAAACAATCCCAACAAATGCTGGCGCATCAACTGGCATTGATACTTCTTCAAGCAACTGAATTTCTGTTCCAGCTGGAAGTGGAACCTCAGAACCATCCTGCCAAGGGTCAGACTCTAGCGTTGTAGTTCCATCTGGAGAAATAACTTTGTATGGACGCTTAACGGCGCGCCTTACAAGTGTCTTGTACGCACTCATTGCAAAGTTTAGGTCGTCATAAAGCTGACGGTTCGATGCAAATATAGACTCACCAAAGTCCCTAGCCGTATCGTCACTAGCTGTTTCAGCCTGAATCCAAGGGGATGGTCCTACAGCACCTAGGAAAATTGGGGCAAACGAAGTTCCGTTAACATCTTTGATGTTGTGTTTAGTTAGCTTCTTGCCCCATGCGTACTCATCGTTGCCTTTGGCAATTATTATTCCGTGCTGGTCTCGGTCGTAATAATCCCAAACATCAACGCCAGCCAGCTCGCCATCTTTTTCAATTGCTGGCTCAACGTCAATTTTGTATTTAGCTTTAACGCTGGCAGGAGACCTGCGAGTCTTATGGGCTAGCCAGATAACTCCATCGTCGTCCATTTCGTAAACACAGTGGAGTGGGTCAAACGGGGTAATGTCAACGTATGTGCTGCCGTCTTCACGCTTGTTCAACAAGGCTCGACCAGCGTACCAACCACGAAGAACTGAATAAAAAGCTAGTTGCTCTCGAAGTGTTGGCTGACCAATTCTTTGCATTCGCTCGTCGGCTAGGTTTAGCGACCCGATTGCAAGTTTTTCTTTCTTAGAGCCGGGGCTTCTATCTGCAACAGTTGCGCTCATGTTGACGCGAATCGACATGTTGGCGTTTGTCAGATAAGAAATAATTTTATCGGCAAGAATCCTTGGGGCATTCGACGTGTAACTTTGATAACCTGCGCCAGCGTCGTGCGGATTCATACGGTAAAGACCGTAGTCGCTTTCCATTCTGGCGCGCCTAGTTACAAATCCGGGAGACTCCCAAACGTTTTCTAAATTAGTTACTAGGTCGTCTATCTTTGCCAATTTACCACCTGTTTACGGCAATTAAGCTCCCCTGCCCCGTAGTTCTGGCGAAGCCAAAGTTCGATACAAGACCGTAGGTTATCGCTTTTACGCCGTGATTGAAAGCATCCCTAGGAGTTTTTCCTACGACGTTACCGTCTCGGTCTGTTCTCCAAGTGTAAACGTGCATTTGGTCGTCAAACGGGTTAGCGCAAGCTCCCAACTCTGACAAAACCCCTACGCATTTTGGGTTGAACATGATACTTGCCTGTCGAGTCACAGGATTTTCCTTCAAGTAAGTATTGAATCTTTCGATTCCGTCCATAATCCCTACTCTTTCAGAGTGCATATACAACCCAGCTTGCTGCAACCAAGTATCTACAGGTCTGGATTCACCAAAATTATGAGCAGCTATGTCAATTACACCGCTAGAAACGTCCTGCCACCACGGTTTTACTTGACAAATGTCAATTATTTCTTCTGTGATTTTAAGTCGCTCATAGATTTCGTCAATAACTCTAACTTGTCCGTCGATAATTTGCACAGCTTCAACTGCATAAGCTGACTTAGTTACCTGCGAATACCCCGGGTCAATCCACAAATGGACTGGTTCTCCCGGAATATAGGTAATTTTGTCCGAAACGTGGCGAATCATGTCGAACGTGTCGTGAACAAGACCCCTTGGAGGCGCAGGTTTTCCAGCAATTCGCTCGTTAAACCAGTTTTCAGAGTGCAATCGCTTTAGCGATTCGATTTCCGGGTCTTCTTCTCCGCCCGGATAGACAACTTTATTGGTCCAAGAAGGCAAAGAAAAAGAAATTGCGTCGTCTTCAGAGTGATAAAAACGCCAAGCTTCCCATTGGGACGGATACCAGCCGAGAGACATTTCAAATGTCCCCTCTAAGAACAAATACCCACGTTTTTCTGCGATACGACCACGGAGTCTTAAGAAACTATCGTGGTCAATCTGTGATGCTTCGCACGTAACTACCATTCTTGGGGCTTCCATAGCCAAACTTCGGTAGTCATTTGCCGATTTAGTTTTAATCGTAAACGTTCCGGGAACCTCAGTAGTCCCACAAACTACCTGCATTTCACCGGGGTCAATACGCTTAGTTTGTTTTACCAAGAAACCAAGCTTGCCCAACATATCTGTCAAATAATTCCACTCAGCACGGGTACGCTCGTAGTCTCTTGCCACCAACCAAACAACATCATTGGGCTGAAATTCATCAAGCTTGCTGATAATTGACAAAGCACCAAGAAAACTCTTACCTGCTCGCTCACCTCCAGCTACCAGCTTTATTCGAGCAGGATGGTCAAGAATCTCTTCTTGCTCCTTCCAAGTATCAACGTCAATTGAGTTTAGTAAGGCTTTTCGGTCTTCCGATAACAACATTGTTTCTCTCTCCAACATATTGGGTGGGGGTTCCGGCAGCTAAGGAGGCGGAGTGCCAGAACCCCCGTGGCTACCAAGACCTAAAACTGCACCTTTTTAGATCAGCTTATCCCTGACGAGGACGGCGAGAAAGAAAACCGCCCCGGATGCAAAACTGTAACCAGCTCTACTGTAACACCTGTAACACCTGTTACTGAAAATTGGGGGAAGGGGGGACTATAGGGGGGTTAGGGGAACGTAACACCTGTTTTAAAGACAGGTGTTACTAAACTACATGGGGGTTATAGGGGGAAGGCAAGGCGAAAAAATAATCTGTCAGAGGGGTGTCACTCACCCTTACTCCTCCTACTTCCACAGCATACCCCCCCATCCATCACACACACACCACCACACACCACCTCACCACACCACCACCCACCACCCACACCACCCACAACCCAATTGCCCCCTGAAGCGTGGAGGCACTCGGCATCCCCGAGGAGTGTCACCCTCCCCAGAGGGTGTCGGCTCACCCTCTCACTAGTAACAAGTGTTACTAGTGTTGTAACAACTGTGTTGTTACACTTCGGTTCTCCCCAGAGAACCAGCTAGTCAGAGTCTGGGGACTCTGTATCAGACCACCAACGGTGGTCTGGCGCGTGTTGGAGGCTGCTGAAATTGGCACATTTTCCACCCCGATTTGAACTGGGGCTATAATCCTGCGCTGCGTGTACCCAGAGAGCCTATGCTCTCTCTGGGTTTCCTGTGCGGACTGACACCGGACTACCGTCCTAGCGATCGGTCGGCGTCACAAGGCGATGGCAGTTGGTGGCTAGGTCGGTGGAACCCATCAACCGGAGGGGTTTGAAGGGGTATTATACCCCCTAATAGGGGGTTGATACCCCGTAGAACCCCTCCAGATGGTTGAGGGGTTCCAACCAGACCGATTTGGAGTTTGAAATTGGCAACGAAGTACGACATAGCAGCCCTCAGCGATTTGCAGCAAATCGCTCTAACGCCCAGCGACGACATTCGTCGTTACAACGCAGAATTCGGTAAGACCGAATTTGGACGAAACGACCTTCGGTTGGTGAAAGCCGAACTAGTCGCCATAGCGAAGCTATGGAAGGTTGTGGTTCCGAAGTCCATGACCACCAAGCTGCTCCGTAAGGAGCTGCTTGCACTAGCTGGTCGTAAGACCAGCAAGAAGGCAACGAAAGTTGCCAAGAAGTCGAAAGTTACGAATGATTCCATTCGTAACAAGGCTCCGGAGCTAGTTACTAGCAACTCTCCGCAACTGGATTCTATCGAATCCACCATGAAGCAGCTTGCTGCTTCGATGGAAGCCATGACAGCTGCTTTGGCAGCTATCTCAGCCAAGTCGTAAGACTTGGCTTACTAGTTGCCCTTCGGGGCAGCTAGTAGCTAGTTCTTGGGTATTGGTAGCCCAAGCTGACGAGTTACCTCGAAACTAGCAACTAGTCAGAATTGAAATTGGAGTAATCGAATTGTCCCGAAGCTATCGAAAGTCTAAGTACCTAAGAGTCGAACCGAAGACTAAGTTCGACCGACGAACTAGCACTAAAGCGGAACGTCGTTCTATCAAAACCCAACTAGCAACTGGAGCCGAAGACCCCTTCTACTTCAAAGCAACTTGGCATAGCGAAACTGTAATAAGTGCTAGCTTCTTCGGAAGTGACGACGCATTTTGGACTAGGAAGTAACCAATGGATTGTTGTGAATCAGGCTGTCCGAAGTGTATGGATATTTGCACTCACTGCTATGAAGACTTAGAGCTTCATTGCCCGGAGTGTCTAGCTTGTGAAGATGGACATTCTAACGACTGTCCAGAAAACTAGTAACTAGGAGTTACAAATGTACCGAATCGAAGAAGATGTCGTAGCTAACAAGTGCTATGAAGGTGTACCGGAAGCAGTAAAGCTATTCGCGGTTATGGAAATTCAACAGGACGGAGCTAAGAAGCTAGTTGATTGCTGCTTGACCCAAGTTGAAGCGGCACTAATCGTAGAACTAGCAACTAGGAACTAGGAAACAGGAATGTATTGGCTAAAAAAACTACTTTGCTCGCTAGGATTTCATCTTTGGGAGCCAGTATTTACACATAAAAGCAAGCCGGAAATATGTATTAGGGCTTGCTGGGAACAAAGGAGCTAGAACTTGTTAGGAAAATTGCTTTGCCTACTAGGATTTCACCGCTGGGATGAACTGTTCATCTTCGATGTCGATGAAATTCAAGGTGAATTTATAAAACCAACTGGCAGATTCGGCTGCATAGACTGCTCGGCGGAGACCGGAATCAACTAGCATTAGATATATTATACCATACCTTTAGGTATGGTGTAATAATATATGTCGTCGGCAATTGGTCGGTCGGCTAATGAAATTAGGAGTTATGAATTGGTTATCCATGTTGAATTTGTTGAAGATAAACAAGGTGATGCCGTAGACATAAAAGTCTATTGCAATAGCACTTGTGCTTATTTCAATGACAAAGCAGAAGCCTATCCAACTGGCTACGAGTCAGACACTTGTGTCTTTTGTGCCAACGATGGTTGCAACAAGGTTGTAATCACTGGTATTGATTGTGAGTACTGCATACCAACTGGTATTGATTGTGAATTTGCTAGTAACTAGGAGTTATGAATATGAATAACGTAAAAGGCAAGGTTGCTAAAACTGAAGGCTGGAAGAACCGCCACGTCAGGGCTTGGTTGACTCCGAAGGGCTTCGAAGCACCTTTCGTTAGCCTGATCGAAGGGCTACAGGACTACAGGGTTGAATACGAAGCTAGGTATGGAAGCAAAATCGGTGACGATTATGTTCTAGGCACTTCGTATCTCAAGTTAGCGAAGACGATTATCGAATTGCTAGCTGGTGAAACCGGAAACCTAGAGGCTGGTGAAGTTGAGCATCTGATTCGACGAACCCTAGATGCAGCTGGCTTCACCGAAGATGAAGTAAACGGTCTGGAACGGGACTAGGAGTAAACCATGTATATCGAACAGTCACCATTTGCAACGAACCGAATAAACCAGCAACTAGCACAGCGCGACGCTGGCATTTGCACCGATTGTGGACTTGAGGACGCTGATACAACTAGATTCGATGGAATGTTCTGCAAGGGCTGTGCAGACAGTTTACTTCATCTCTGGAACGGGAACTGGGCAGAAAAGGAGTAAACCATGAAAATCGAACGATGGGCAAAGCCAGCTTTGCAACAAGTACTAAAGCAGCTTAGGGCTTCTAAGTTGTTCGACGTTAGAAAGGAGCATGGCATTTACAAGGTCACAACACCGAGCGGTGACTTCGTTCTAAGTGCTTTGAATGGCACTAGGGATTATTTGGTTCGGTACGACAGTACATATATCAGCTTTGAGGGGTAAACCATGAATGAAAAGACTTGTGCTTGGTGCAAAAAAGTTGGAGAAAAAATCCTTCCAGCTTTGAACGGTGAACGGTTCTGTGCCAAGTGCCTTCCCTATGCTTGGTCTGGGCTAGTTCACCCAGAGTTTTACGAACACAATAAAGAGCTAGCTATCAAGAAAGTTGATAAGCCGATTGAATACGTTACGGTGAAGCGTAGCGAAATAGTTCTAGCTAGGGTGACGGTCGCCCTGCTACTAGTTGGAATTGTTGCAGTAACACTAGCAGCATTATTTGGAGGTAAGAGTTAGATGGCAAGCATAAACGACAAAGGGATTGTCGATCAGATAACTAGCAACGATGGGGTTTATACATCTGGCGGTGAGTCTGATGAACCCGTAACTCATATCATCGAGTACGGCAATATGTTCGATGGTCGAACTACATATTCGCTAGCTTATTCAAAGGAGGAGTTTGAACACCAATGGGCAACTGGTTTCTTCGCTTGGAAGAAGTTGTACTGGACTAGAGAGAATGGATTTTTCTCAGATGAGTAAACCTAAGAAGCACCGCAAGTCTAAAGCTAGGCGAAATCGTGGCTGTGAACTTTGCCACACTGGTAAACGAGTTGGATTTGATAAAGCCAAGTATCGTTCTAGAATCCGTCGCTTCCGAACTAGTATTGAGGAGTTAGAGTATGGACATGGATAAGTGGGATGTAAATAACAAGTGTTAGCGGACTAGTAACAAGTGTTAGAAGGAGTAATCGACAAGATGAATGAAGCAACACCAAGACCGTGGTACGCAACTGGAATACACGTTCAGTCTGCTGCCATAAATGAGGACAACTACGTTTGTACTGCTGAAGGCAACAGCCCGGAGGAGGCAATCGCCAACGCTAATTTGATCGTCGAAGCGGTAAACAATTACAAAGGAGGCTAGATTGAGTAAATGTGAGTATTGCAGCGGTTCAATTCTTCAGCTTTGGGACGAAGTGAAGTGCGCTATGTGTGGCAGAGTACCTAGTAGTGTTCAGCCAGACCTAGATTTTATCTTCTCAGTTGAAATCAAAAGCCCAATTGAAGGCTATCAGTCTAGCTATAAAGACTTTGACCTTCACAATGTTACGCATAGAACTGCCCTAAGACAGTTTATGAATAGGTGTATTGGGTCAGGAATGCAAGGGGTAAAGCTGACTACCCGAACAGCTGGGACTAATTCTGTTGATAAGGCTAAGTGCAGAGTGTGTGGTTCTAGGCAGTTCCTTACTAAAACTGCGAAGGTTATTACTCATTTGCCTAGCAGTTCTATTAGAGAACAGGTACAAGCAGCTTTAGATACGATCAAAGTGGGGGTGGAAAAAGTGTGCGACTAGGTTAGATATATTATACCATATCAATAGATATGGTGTAATAATATATGCACCGCCAAATCGGTTGGTGATCGGCAAATAAATAATAGGAGTGATTATATGGAATCCGCAGTTTATCTTTCAGAATTTGGTCAGAGTGTGTTGGACAATATGGAGTTACACAACCCTGACCCTGTACTTCTCATTGGCGATAGTGGCTGGGGCAAGACAACCTTGCTGAAACACTACGCTGCTAAACATGACCGTGACTTTACTGGTATCAACTTCTTCCCGAAGATGAGCGTTGACCAGCTAGTTGGTATGTGGCGACCGCAACCTATAAATGGTGGCGTTGGTATCGAATGGCAAGACGGCTTGCTTACTGAAGCAATCCGCAACGGCAAGATGTTCTTGGGTGAAGAACTTACAAGGGCACCTCGTGACCTAGCTGGTAGGTTGCTAGGTATTTTGGATAGTGCAAACAGGTACTGGTCGTTGCCAGAAGCTGGTGTATCAAACGTAGATGTTCACAATGACTTCTGGTTTGTTGCATCTGCTAACCCTGTTAGCAACAAGTATTCAACTAGCGCAATCGACTCTGCCTTGCTCCGCAGATTCAGCTATGTTTGTGAAATCACTGAGCCACTTGCCGATGAAGACAAGGTGCTTGCTGGAATCATTGACAGTAAGGTTGATGAGCCTCAGCAGTTACGTAAACGGCTAATGAACTGGGTTCGGGACTCTCGTAACTCTAAGGACACCACAATCAACACTGGTGACTTTGTTCGAGTGACTCAGAACATTGTCGATAAGGGACTAGATATCAAGGATGCAATCATGCACACCTTGATGTACAAGTTCCCAAGTTCAGCACTAGAGTCGCTTGTCCTGAATGCTGAAAGCCACTTCTCGACATTTACTTTCAACCGTGTAACTAACACAACACCAGTAAAGGAGACTAAGCCAGAAGAATCAGTACCAGTTGAGCCTGTTGCATCAACACCAATTGACCCTCAACAGGCACAGCTTAGCCAAATTTCAGAGTTGCTTAACCGAATCCAAAACAACATCGGCGAAGCACAGAAGTAATAGGAGTTTATGAATTGCCTAGCAAAACCAAAACATTCAACGACTTGTTTGGCTACCTTGCCAACAAGCAAGTCAACGTCAAACGTACCGCTAAAAATGAAAGGTGGATTGTCGGTTCCGATACCGTTGCAAACTGGACTGACACTTACGAAATTATTATGCCAGCAAGGGCTAGCGTTGAACACAACCTGCTCATGGCTGGTAAGTTTGCCCACCCTGTAATAACTTACTTCGCTAGGGTGAAGAATGCCCTTGCCGATAAACATGCTCATGCTTATGACGTGAAGCAGACGATGGGGAAACCTGTTCCGGTAAACACAAGGTATTCCAACGTTATATCTGGGGCGTTGTCGGCATTTGAATATGCTCGTGGTGCTAAGGTTGCGTCTCAGCACTACCTTAACGACGGGATTCTTCAAGCCAGTCTTAAGGCTTTAGCTAAGGAGTACAAAGAAAAAACAGACCTTAGCTACCCAGAAGATTCGTACCGGCATGACGGATTAGCTTCTTTCCAAATGGATTTAGTTGCTAGGTTGTTAGGGTCTAAGCCGATAGCTAAATCAAGTGTTGATTTATCATCTGTAACCCCACTATCCGATGAAGATTGTGAAGATGAAAACCTGCGATCTACCTTTACTCGCTTTGTATACGAGTTGGAAAGGTTGATTGATGAAGGTGAAGAGCCTAAGAAAGAACCTAAGCGTAAAGGTGGTGACAGGCGAACTGACACAGGACCTGTAGATAGAGACCGTAAAGGTGAACCACAAGAGGTCGACCCTGACCCTGATGTCGAACCTGATAAGAAGGACGGCAGCAACGGTGGTACTAGGGTTAGTAATAAAGGTTACAAGTCTATAGAAGATGCAATTGAGCGGGATGTAAGGCAAGCTGCCCGTGAGTTTGAGCAGCTTAAAGATAAGCCCCCAGCTGAGGTTGTGGAAGAGGTAGACCACGAAGCCGACCAGTATCAACTGGATAAGATTCTTGAAGAGTTTAGCCGCCTGCCATTAAAAGTACGTAAGCAGCGGTCTTGGGTTCCAGCTTATGACATGGACGGGATAGTACCACCGGAGTTCAACGAAGGCTCAGCGTTCAAAACAACTGGGTATGTAACTCCAGATGCTTGGAGAATGTCACTTGGTAAAACCAACGTGTTTGACTCTAACGTTGACGATGAATACCCAGAGATTGTTGTTCTTGCGGACTGCTCTTCGTCAACCAGAGACCCAATCACCAAGAATCCGTTTGGGTTCAACGTAATTGCCGAAGCTATCTGGAGTCTATCTGCACAGTTGTTACAGCTATCGCCAAACTGTAAGTCTTATGGCTACAGCGGTAGAAGGTACGGTGTAGACATTATTGAAGGTCAGACTTCAGGGAAGATTCCTGCTGATATTAAGTGGGTTGCACAAGGCGGAACACCAACGTCAGCGGCTATGAACTGGGCTATACAAACACTAGACCCAGAGGCGACCGTTGTTGTTATTACAGATGGTCACCCTGACCCTAGTTCAGCAGCGTTTGCTCGCCACTTAAGGAATCAAGGCAACAAGATTGTCACGGTGCTGGTTACACCAGATAAAAGGGGTAGGACGCAAAACTTACTCAGACGATTTGGCAGCGACATGGCTTGCGTGTTCAACCCCACTGACCCTGAAAGTATCAAGGCAGTTTCACATTTGTTTGCACAACTAGACGCTTAGGAGGAAAGTTATGGACGAAGGTAAAAGCGAATACCAAGATTACTTTTTTGAGTTAGCTAAACAGAACAAGGAGGAGGAGATAGGAAGAACCTTGACAGAAGAAGAAGTCGATCAGGTAAAGGACAGGCTGAAAGAAGCTGCTGAAACTTTGCCTCAACAAGAAGACTTTGACAGGGTTGTCGAATGGTTCAATGGTGTAGATGAAAAAGAAATAACTTATGGCTGGAAGCCAGAGACAGATTTAGTTTTATCTTTCGTGGGTTCCAACTTAATGCAGGGCATAGGTAACGCTTTGGGGGTGAGGAGGGAATCGTTAACTGCTCAAAAACAACTGTTTGTTGTTGGCTTAATAAAGGAGTACAACAACGTTGTTCGTTGGGTTGCTATGAATGAAGAAAAAATACTAGAAGATATTGGAGGTAGAAAGTAGTGTCGGATTATTTGATGGGCAAAGTTCGTGAACTTTACCAGCTAGAAAACAATCTAAAAAAGGCAACCAGAGAAAGAGATATTCTTAGAGCCGAACTGTTGTCAGACATGGAAAGTGAAGGCAGTTCGGTTGTGCTTTTCCCAGACGACGATGGTGTAATGCAGGAGGGTTACATTAAGTCTTACGGTCAGCTTGACCCTGTAATTGTGTCAAAGGTGTACGACATTCTTGACCCAGCTATAGCAGATGGCGACCGAAAACTTGTAACAACTAAGGAAGTTGTTACCACAAAAACAAGTGTTGATGGTGTTCGTGCTAGACAACTGGAGAAACTAGGTGGCGCAGTTGCCGAAGTAATTCAGAAAGCAAGAGCCATTCAAAAGAAAACTATTACCTTTAAGGAGGCTAAGTAATGCCAATCATAAGTGAATATCCATTTAAAACTGACCCTAGCAAAAGGCATATAAGTGAAGAAAGGGCAATTGGTAAAGACCAAACTGCCACGCTTCACAAAGCAACTTTTATGCCAGTTACTTTGCAAATTGAAAGTAAAAAAGACAAGTTCGGATTAGGTTTTACCTTTGACCGTGGTCCACGTGATGGTAACTACAACGCTATCTGGAGTTTAGAGGAATCGTGGAACAACAAAACTAATTCTTTTAGTTTAGCTCAATGGGTAGTTAACGCTGAGAAAAGCGGAGACGACAACCTGAACCCCTTTAGCTGGGATGCGGGGGACATAGTAGAAGTCAAGCTACAGCGGGACGACTACGTTAAGAAGACTGACGGACAGATAAAAGCTAAGTATGTAATTGTTGGTGCTAAGCGACTTCCACCTGACACACCAGTTGACGACCCGTGGCTTAACGCACCGGGAGAACAAGGCGGAGACAGCACTCCTAAAGGACAAGCTGCCCCAACTCCAAGAGGAAACTCAGGTGACTTGGATGCTCGGATTCTTAAGAACTCGGCATTTAACAACATAAGCCATCTGGTAGCAGCAAAAGCAATAAGCGACGAGCTGTTAGATGTTTGGATTGAGGCTTTACACCATGCTATGCAGGGTGAGCCACTGTTCCAAGACGACGACGTAGAGTTCCAGCGTTACAAGAACAAAATGATCTCTCCGTCAGAGGTTCCGCAAGAGCAAACAACTATGGACTTTGATGCTCCGCCTCTGGACTACCAACTAGAGAGCAAAGCCTTGATGAAGGAGTACTTCGGTGAAGACGGTGCTTCAGATGCAGCGGTTTGGCTAAACGAAAAAGTTGGTAGCGTTGCAGATAGCGACAACGAAAAGGCTTACTGGTTTAAGGTGTACGCCTTGCTTAAGAAAGAGTTTGGTGGGTAGTGATTAACGACGTACTAACCTACCAAAAGAGGGGGATGAGCATCATCCCCCTCAAGCCTGAAGACAAACGACCTTTACTGACAAGCTGGAAAGAGTACCAAAAGAAACCCTTAAACATTGGAGACTTAAAAGCGTTCTGGCATGAAACACCAGAAGCCAATGTCGGAATCATAACAGGTGCTATCTCTGGCATAACAGTTGTTGATGTTGATGGCGAAGAAGGTGCTGAATCCCTGCGTAAAGCAGGGGTTCAGTTGCCTGAAACCTATACGGTTAAAACACCTAACGGCTGGCATTACTACTACAAATACAACAACTTGCTCCGAACAGGTGCTGGGTTTTTAGACCACGTAGATGTTCGGAATGATGCAGGGTATGTAGTTGCTCCGCCTAGCAAACTAGACAACGATAGGTGCTACACAGTAGAAGTTCCTAACAACGGAGAGTTCGCAGAGTTTGAGGATGTCCCTAAGTGTTTTATTACTAGGGCAGGTTCATTCAAACAGCCTAGTTCACAAGAGGAAGGCAAAACGTTCGGAGAAATCTCCGATGCCCTAGAGAACGGAGTTGCTGAGCCGGGACGTAATGCGATGGCTTACCAGATAGCCCGTTACTTGTGGCTTAGAGGAGTGGCGAAAGACATTATCCTGTCTTCGCTAAAAAGCTACGCTCGTAAATGTTCTCCGCCGATGAACGAAGGAGAACTTAAAGCGACATGGCACTCAGCTGTTGGTCGGGCTGTCCGCATGGATGTTCGGTCTATGGCTGACGCAGATGTTACTGAGCCTGTAATTCAGATAGCTCCTAACGGTGACGTTAATGTGGGCTTTGACGACATGGGGGTTTCAGTTAACTTTGCTCATGTTCGTAAAAGGTTTAACCGCATTGACTGCATGATTGAAGTTAACCATTCACAAGTAGGTGTGGCTTACGGTCCAGTTGCATTCGACATGACTTCTATGTCGAAGCGCAGAGAGGCTATCGACGCACTTCGCAAAGCTGTACTGCAAGCTGACTACTGGCATTCAGTTATAGACCTAGCATGTCGTATTGCAATCAAGGCGCAAGACGACCCCGGTGACTTTGTGGAACTAGGGTCAGTCAAGTATGACCCAGCAGCAAGAGAGTGGCTGGTTGAAGGCTTTTTACCTAAGCGTCAACCGTCAATCATTTATGCCGATGGTGGTACTGGTAAGTCTATGGTTGCGCTAGCTACTGCTATGTCTGTTGCTGCCAACATTCCGATTATCGACGGCATTAGCTTACCGTCTGATACTGGTGGCGTTCTGTATCTCGATTGGGAGACTGACGAGATAGAACTTCACGAAAGAATGTTGTCCATAACAAGGGGCTTGAAAAACGATTTAGTCCCAGAGGACTTCCCGATTACTTACATGCGCTGTACGGCTCCGCTTGAAGCCCTAGAGGGCAAGGTAAAACAGTGGGTAGACGCAAACGCTGGTGCCTTTGTTGTAATCGACTCGTTAATCCCTGCATTAGATGGTGATGCTAACGACAGTGAAACAGCTAGGCGTTTTATGAATACACTTCGTTCGCTTAACTGCACATCGCTGATTCTTAGCCACACTAGTAAAGAGGGTCGGCTATTCGGTTCATCTTTCTGGTGGAACCTAGCACGGAATGTCTGGGAGTTAAAGAAAGAACAAGCGGTTGGTGACAACTACACTGACTTAGGTTTTGTTCACCAGAAATCGAACAACTCTCACAAGCAAAAGACTATCGGTGTTCGCATGAAGATTGAAGACGGTGAAACTTCATTTACGAAGATTGATGTACTAGATACCAGAGGTGCTATTGCTGCAAGTGTTGGTGTTAAGACCCGAATTGCTTCGTTGCTTAGAGGGTCTGGTGCTTTAACTGTTGACGAGATAGTTCAAGAACTTCGTACAGCCGACAACCCTATAACCAAGCAAGCAGTCAGCATGGCTCTTAGCCGAAACATGTACGACAAGAAAACTAATACCGGAATGTTCGTAACGATAATTCCAGTAGGAACTAACCAAAAGAAATACGGACTAGCAGTAACACAGCAATAACGGTATTAGTAACACCCCCCTTTAAGGGGGTGTTACACCTGTTGCCATGTTAGGAGGGATTAAATGAACAGTGAATTAAAGTTTTATTCGATAAAAGAAGTGGCGAAAAAACTAAACCTTGACCCACAGACAGTCCGCAAGCTTATTGCTGAAGAACAATTAAAGGCTTTCGACTTTTCTACTGGTGATGGAGCGAAGCCTTATTACAAGGTTTCTAGCACATCGCTGCAAAAGTTTTTGGAGGAGCGAGTAGTATGACAGCTAGAGGAACTTGGAAAGCTTCCGAACGCAAGATTGCAGAAATACTAGGTGGTACAAGAGTTCCGGTTACGGGGCGAGAGCGTGGCTCCGCCCCTGACGTAGAGCATGAAGTCTTTGCAATAGAACATAAATACGGCAAGGTTATTTCTAGTCGGTTTCAAACTGCAATAGAGCAAGCCCAAGCTGCTGCTGAAGGTACTGAAAAACTACCGCTAGTTACTTGGGAACATGCTCGTAAAGGGAATGTCGGAAACATTGTCGGAGTCACTATGCTGATAGACGACTTTTTAAAACTAGTTGAAAGGAAAGAGAAATAACATGAATGATCTAAACGTCGAAGCTGTTGTCCGTAAGGTTAGAAGTCGGTCGGCTCAGGGACAAAAAGAATATGGAGTGACAACCGATCAAGCTGGCTTAACTCCGACCGAGTGGCTGCTTCACTTGCAAGAAGAATTGTTAGACGCTTCGGTCTACATAGAACAGCTAGTCAAGAGTATTGAAGAATAGGCTGGTGGTATAATTATTATGTCGATAGGTATCGAAGAACTTATTCCTGCTTGTGATTAAAGCTGGTCGTACTTACCACTCCTTTCGAGTTCAGGGTACATAGTTCTAAAAAGTATTAGTTAAGGAGAGTGTTTTCCATATCCGCCTCCTTACAAACACATTCATGGCGTAGAGTTCCGTTGCGTTTTTCTACTTCATACAAGAACTAAAGGTTGGCGTTTGTTCGACCTCTATTGACATAGACTAGGGGTGCTATATTTGTGTAGCACCCCTAGGTATTTAAATGCAACTTGAAGATTTATTCATAACATTAATTCTTTTCTCTATTTACGCCATCGCTGGATATATTTTCGGAATCGCTTGCGTATTAGGTTGTTAATTAATAGTTTCAGCCTAGCTACTATTCGGTAAAACATCTGAACTATTTTTGACTTAACCGCAAGCACTAGTCCGTACACCTTTTGGACCATTGGCAAGTCGGCAAAGTAATTGCCTTGACGGTCAGTAAGCCATCCTGCTATTAGCCCTATCTCGTAAAGTATCAGGATGGGTAGGGCAACAAGGAACGTAAGTGTTCCGTCTAGTGACGGTGTGATAAGGGCAGCAAAGATAAACGCTGTCGGAACAATCCACTTGCGTAGCGTCTTAGCCCTTGAGTACGGGACAAATCTAAACTTAGCCAGTAGCTGCATCGCTATAGGCAACTCGAACACTATCCCTATCCAGAACAAGAGGCTCAACAGTAGAGCCATGTACTCTGTAAGCAGGATTAC